TATTTGAAATTGTATATAATTTTCTAACTAAGTTATCAACATTCCTCTTTAAAAACCTGTGTTATTTTTTAAACGTTAAATTTCTTTCGTGTTTCTTTATAATTTCTTAATTTTGTACCTAATTTAATTTACACCAAAAAGTAATTATGGAAATAGAGACCGAACTAAAAAGTAAATTAGAACAGCTTTATAATCGTGTAGAAAGTCTTAAAGACCAAATCAGCACAGAGGAAGCTACTAAAAATGCATTCATTATGCCTTTTTTACAGATACTTGGTTATGATGTATTCAATCCTACAGAGGTGATTCCTGAGTATGTAGCAGATATTGGAACTAAGAAAGGTGAAAAAGTAGATTATGTAATAAAAAAGGAAAACAAGGTTGTTATTATTATTGAGTGCAAACATTGGAAAGAGAATATTGATGCTCATAACTCTCAATTGCACCGATACTATCACGTTACAGATGCTCGATTTGGAGTTATTACTAATGGTATAGTCTATAACTTCTTTACAGACCTTGAAAAGCCAAATATTATGGATAATAATCCTTTCCTTACTGTGAATTTGGCTAACCTCAAGGATAGCACCATTAAGGAATTGGTAAAATTCACTAAAGCAACTTTCAGTATAGATAATATTCTTGAGAGTGCAGAAGTCCTCAAGTATGTACGAGCTTTTAAGAATGAATTTGAAAAGGAAATACAAGAGCCGTCTGATGATTTTATCAAGCTGTTGGCACGCCGTTTCTTTGATAAGCAAATCAACTCTGGACGCTTGGATATATTCCGTGAATATCTTAAGCGAGCAATGACTTCCTACTTTAATGATACAATTAATAATCGTCTAAAAACAGCCCTTGATATTAACGAGGGCAAGGCTACACAACCTAAAGAAGAACCCACAGATACTGAGCTTATAGAGGAAGACGAAAATAGGATTATTACCACAGATGAAGAGTTGGAGGGTTTCCAAATAATCAAAGCGATTATCAGAGAGAAAGTGCCCGCTTCACGAATTGCCTACCGAGATACTATTTCGTACTTTGGTATATTGTTGGACGACAACAATCGCAAGCCTATTTGTAGGTTACACTTCAATGGAGCAAAGAAATATATCGAGTTCTTTGACAAAGGCAAAGACAGCTCCGAAAAGGTGCTTATTGACAGCTTAGACGATATTTACACTCATAAGGAACGCCTACTACATACTATTGAAATTTACTAACTTAATTACATAACAAATGAAAAAAGTACTATTGCTACTCATAGGGCTAATTGCCTTGGGGTGCTCTAAGAGTGAGGATAAAAGTGAAGACTCCTCTAAATTAAACCTAAAAGGCACAAAATGGACAGCTACAGATGATATTGCTGAGCTTCTTTATGGGAAAACTTGTACAACTACCATTGAATTTATTGACGATAAAAATTGTCAAACTATTGATGTTAGAGATGTAAGAGGTTTTGGAAGTGGAACATTTGTAGAAAAAGGAATCTATGAGGTAAAAGGAGACTCTGTTTTTTGGAGTAAAGGAGATGATAAACTAGACAATAAAGGTAGAGTTTCAGGAAGTGTATTGACAACTAAGCAAAGAACTCATAAAACAAGCAATGTGATTTATACGAAGCAATAACTAAATAAAAGCCCCTTAATTGGGGCTTTTTCATTATACAAGTATAGAGTGTATAAACGCCCTACCTTTTTCAGTCCAAACCGTTGATGAGTTTGTGCAGGTTTCACCTTTGCTATCTGTATAAGTATAGGTAACAGTCTTTGTGTAACCCTTATTTTGATGAGGGTAATATAGTAACCATTGCCCGCCTTGCTTATATTGTACTTTCAGTTCGTGTAACTTCTTATTGAGTGTTACGGCACTCATACCGAGTTCTTTTGCGATTTGGTTGGCGTTGTAGGTGCTTTGCGAAGTTAGCACTTCATCGTAATAGGCTACTTTTGGGGCTTGTTTCTCAAGTTCTTTCGCTTGTAGCTCATTTTGCGCTTGTAACCTCTCTTTTGCTTCTACCTCAATCAGTAATGATTGTAATGCTTCTTTGTAGGTGGTAGGTAGTGCAAATTTGCCACTTCTTAGCTGCTTTTCACACTCTATGAAATACTCACGTGCTTCTTTGCCTTTTTTAGACCGCTGTATCATTGATATTTCTTTTGCACAATCAAGGGTGAGGGCGTAGTCAGTAAGTGTTTGATTTGCAAGGGTGTTAAAAAATTCACACCCTTGATAATCAGTATTTTCAACAAACCCATACTGCAACATTCTTTCAAACCAACTACTAAACCTCTCAGTTATTTCTAAGAACTTATGTAAGTCTCTTGCCGATACGGCTTGGTTACCGTTATACTCTGTGATTTTTATTAACTCGTTCATATACCAGCCCTCCTTTCTATTTCGTGCATTAGCTGTATATTATTAGGCAGAAGGCATCCAATAATATCATTGAGAGAAAAAAACATTTCATTGATAATTTGATTTTGACGATTGTTTTCTTCTGAAAGCATATTTACCCCCTCACGAGCACGCCACAAACCAGCCATTAAGTTAATGTAACTTTCTTTATTTTTAAAAGCATATTCAAGCCTTTTTATCATTTCAGGCTCTAAATAATTCTTAACAGTTATCGCACTGCAAGGCGTGTTTTTACAATTACTATTATTCATTGTAGAAACATTTGTTACTTGGTTTGACATTTATTTAGTATTAAAATGTTTCAATAGAAAAAGCCCTAAAAAGTGGGTATTGTCAAACCAAGTGGCAAACGCCTTTTGATTGCATAGTATTACTACTATGCTATACCTTTTTTAGAGCTATATTATATGACTCAATGAAGAGTTATATTTTTGCAAGATTTATAAACAAGTCTTGCCACTTGGTTTGACAATGCAAAAGTACGAATGTTTTTTGAATTTTCAATAAGTGATAAGGTTAATTGTTTGTTAATTTTTATGACTTCAATTTAATGCCTTTTGTAGTAAGTTCGTCAATACCTCGTTTCACCCCTGCAAGATCAGCCTCCATTTTGTTTAGCTTATAAGTGTTAGCTTCTATTCCTGCAAGATGTCTCAATTGCTGAGCAGCATTGCTTTGCATTGATTGATTCATTTCTTTGATGAAGTTAGCGGTTTGTAACGCTGCATTCTTTATCTCAGCACTTAGCTGGGTCTGTAATCGGAATTGCCCATTGAGTTCCTCTCCTGTGTCTTGGCTCATATGGGTAAATCCTTTTTCTACTGCTTTACGTTGCTCATTAAGGAAATCAAAACCATTAGCTTTGTTCATTTCGTTCCACTGTTTAAGGAATGTTTCCATTTCTGAAACCTTGCCTTTCATTGCATTGCTAAAGTTAGATACCAATTGAGCCGACTGCCTTGCAAAATCTTCACTATTACTACTTTCCTTTCCTGCTTTTTGTAGTTTCTTCTGAAGTTCTTCGAAAGGCTTAGCCACATAGAGTTCATAAGTTAGTTGCTTTCCTAATTTTCCCATTACGCTTCCTACTGATTTAGCAAAGCTCTCGAAAGCGTTTTCTCCTTTTTGTAAGGCATTATATACATTGTCAATAATGCTTTTTCCAAGTTCCCCAAAGGTATTTTTGATATATTCCTCAAACTTTTTTTGTGCTTCTTGCGCTCGGTCATATTGGTTTATTATTTCTTGTAGGGCTTCCTTTCCTCCTTCTCCAAATTGTTCCGTTTTTACTATACTTTCCGCTAATTCTCTATTAAATTCTCCGTTTGACTTGATTAATTCAGGATACATTGATGTTAATTTGCTATAGTCATTAACTGACTTGCTCCACCAAAGGAAACCCTCCTTATGACTTCCTGATACGATATTGATTTTATCTAAAGCAGTTTCAAATTTATCATTTGTACCCTTTATTTTTTTATACTCTTCATAAAAATTATAATCTTTTGCTGTACGGGTATCCCAATAACTTCTAACATTCCCATCATCAAATAAATTCTTTTGTAACTTTGTCCATTCATCATTGTATATCTTCAGATATTCTAATGAGCTTGCAATTTCTTTAGTACCAAAGATAGAAGTATTTCCTTTCATTAGCATTCGTTCTTCCCAAAGAAGTCGGTTATATTCACTCTGCTGAGCCAATTTTGAAGCAGCTATTTCTTGTAGTTTCTTTTCGTGTTCCATACGTGCTTTTGATTGTGCTTCAATGCCAGATGTAACTAATCCTACTACAGCTCCAATAGCGGCACCCCAACCACCTCCTATAGATCCTCCTGTCTGCGCCATTGATAATGTACGGTTAAGAGTGTTACTTACCGTTTGCATAGTTTGTCCTATACGTTTCAATGTCTCATTCCCTGTACTCTGTCCCAGTTTTTCGAACTCTTGTCCTAACTGTCCAAATTCTCCAGTGATTGACTGAGCAGATGAAAGCATACCATTGAATGCTTCTTGCCATTCTGCGGTGTTAGGTTTGGCTTTGAATAGATTTTTGATATTTGTACCAAGTTTGCCAAATACGGTATCGCTCTTATCGGCGGTGTCTCTTGCTTGTTCGAGTTGCTGTTTGAGATTGGTTATAAACTCTACATTGGCGTTATCGTCCATATTGAGCACCTTTGCTAACTCGTCAATCTCGGCTTCCGCATCTGTAATGGTTTGGCGTATCTCTTTGACAGTCTTTTTGCGTAGGTTGTCGAACAATTTAGCAATCGTTGTACCCTCTTTCTTGTAGAGTATATCCAACTTCTTAAGCTCACGAGCTTTTTCGTCTTGTGCTTTCTTCACTTGTGGAGCATCTGTCCCTAACTTGGCTTGCAAGGCAGCAATATCAGCATTGTACTTCTCCTCAATGGCTTTGCGTTGGTCTGTATAGGTTTGGTACTTCTCCAATAATCCATCAAGCAACTTTTGTTCCTGTTGTATCTTAAGGGAGCTATTTTGCTCATTAGCTATGATTTCATTCTCATTGATTGCATTAAGCCGAGCATTATAAGTCTCATTACTCATTAATCCTTTGCTATTAGCACGCTCTTTTTCTAAGGCAATACGAGCATCCTCACCTCCACGACGAATAGCCTCCGCTTTTTCATCGTAGAAATAGTGAATAAGAGCTAATTCCTTATCATAGCCATCTTTCAAAGCATCTATTCCTTTCTTTTGTTCAGCTAACTCATTGTCAATGGTAATTCTTTGAGTCTGTAACAAGTGAGCTTCTTGGTCAAAAGTAGGGCGCTCAGATTTAGTGGCTTTGGTGGTTTTTGATTTTAAGTCGTCTCCAGTTAGTCCTTTGTACTCTTCCTTCTTTGTCTTTAATGTAGCTCTTTTTTCATCTAATTCTTTTTGAGTTTCATTTGATACACTTGTACTATTTTCATTCCTTTTCTCTATGGCTTTTATTTCTTTCTCTAAGGTTAATATTTCTTTTCGTAGAGCAATTACATCTGTTGTTTTTGTTTTTTCTTGCTCTATCATCTTTATATGTTCCTTATAAGCCTGATTGAAACGCCCTAAATCTTCAAGAGAATAATTTAGAAAAGGATTGTTTGCATCTGTGAATTTCCATTGGTTTTTTGTACTTACACTCTTTTTTCTATTGAATGCTTCATATAATTTCTGTTTGGTCTCTTCTAATTGAGAAGCGTTCATTCCATTGAGAGAATTGGCGAAATTATTTACATCAAAACCAACGACAACTTTTTCCTGCTTTCCTTTTAAAATATTATCTTCCTTGATTTGACTTTTTAAATTATCAATGCTTCGTTGAATACCTAAAGCAGCAGTACTATCTACCTTTTTTTGTAGTTCCTCTAATCGTTTTATTTCAGCTTCTTTTGCCTTGATACCTTTTTCAGTCTTATTAACAGCATCTCTGGACATACTTTCGTCCATAACAGCAAACTCACCATTGACATCTTTTAGGGCTTTAGCCATATTTCTCAATAAGTCATTTAGAGAGGAATATTGGTCAAAAACTCCTTTCATTGTACTTTTTAGCATTAAGAAAGCAGTGTTTCTCTGTTCCCAAGTCTTAGTTTCATCTTGTACAACTGAAATCAAATCATTTATATTATTCTTCTGTTTATCTATGATATTTGCTTGTTCCTCCCGCAATTTGTTATGCCGTTCAGTAGCTCTTGTATTTGCATCTGTATTATCCTTCAATGCCCACATAGCAACACCCAAGCCAACCACTGCAGTAGCTACTAATACATAAGGATTGGCTTTCATTACGGTGTTTAAAGCTCCTGTAGCAACGGTTAAAGCTTTTGTTGCTGTTGTTTGAATACCTTTAGCGATTGCATCTTCCTTAGTAGCTATAGACCATCCTTTGGTAAGAGCAATATTGACTAATACCGCTGTCCTATATGTTCCGTAAGTAGCTATAAGCCCCGCTATCACCTTGCCTAATGTTTGATAGTTTTCTACCAAGAAAGAAACCCCTTGAATAGCCCCAGATATATACCCTTCAGATGCTTTTCCTATCTCATTTAGCATTTGGTCAAAGCTATCCCCAAGATTGGATATTTGACCTCCTAAAGACTTACTTTGTTCTGCCATTAGGTTAAAGAAAAGCCCGCCCTCATTGGTCATATTCTTTATAACCGCTTGTACTTCTGGAAATCCTATTTTACCCGCTGAAACCATTTCTTTAATCTCGGTTTCGCTTTTGCCTACAACCTTACTCAATTCAGCAATGA